ATACCGGCAAATGCTTGTGGGCATCTCAATTTTAAACAATCAGGCACCCCGCTTGTTAATACAAAAGCCTCTGGTTACACGGGAGATGTGAGTTTTCTTTTTACTGGTGCTTTGGTTTCTTCCGGGCATGGCTACAGCATTATTTTGGTATGCACAAAGACCATATAATCCCTTTCTTGGCCTCCTTCCCAAACGATAGGAGAAGTGTCGATGGATGGGAAGGAATTATTGTATCAATTAGAGAAGATCCTTGGTGAAGATGAACTTGCTACATGGATGGATAATAAGACTTCCTATTTCTATCTATGGGAAGGTGCCAGTAGATATGTAGCAAAGACCAATTGCCTTACCGCATATCAGGATATTACTACCGTAGCAGATCAAGTAGGTTATGTGCTCGATGCGGAGTACATGAAACTTTATCTGCGTGATTCTTTCAACCGGTACTACATTCGTTATTATGATCAGACCAATTATCATTTCATCACCTGGAAGGATTATGAAGAGATCATTCATGCCAACACCTATCAGCTTGTAGCAGATGCAAGTCAAGAAGGTGTAGATGTCCCCAATCATTTCTCCATCCATGATAAAACATCTCTCTATTCCCAGATAACGGGAACCTGCACTCTTGCCGGGGATGAATCGGGCGGTGAATGTACCCTTACAGATGGTAGTGGTTTATTTACTACCACTGATTATGTAACCCCTGGCGATACTATCCACAATACTACCGATGATTCACACGGAATAGTTATCTCCGTAACCGATGCCACTCATTTAGTTTGTGCTTTGTTTGGAGGCACTGATAATGAATGGGATTCAAGTGATGCCTATGTTATCCAGCCCCAGGGACGCTATGAACTTATCTTAGATCCTCCCCCGGATGATGCCGATGACACGGTAAGGGTCTGGTATGTAGAACGACCACAGCCGGTATTCAGCGATTACGGAGCATATCGTCTTCCACAGCAAGCCATGGAACCCATTATCAATTATGCTGCTGCGTCTTATAAATACCGTGATGATCAGAGAGAGTTCGCGCGAGAATTTCTTGCTATTTGGGATATGCAAGTGAAGCAGGATTATGTCAACACGAGACCCATGATTAAGCAAAGAGGATTCAAGGTAAACTTGAAGAAACGAGCGTAATGGCAGGTGGAAAAAAACAGATAACGGCTTTAAATACGATTCCCTTCAGGGGAGGGGCGATGACTGCCCAGGAAAAAGCCCTTATTCCCGCGGGTGGATATTCCATGATTCAGAATATGCGCCAGGGACATCCCGGCCTTTTCCAGCGAAAAGGCATGGCTACAAAGCATACCACGGCCATAACGGGAACTCCCAAAATACTTTCACTTTATCAATTTAATAAAGCAAAACGAACCGAAAGTCATTTTTATGCTCAGGCAAGCGATGATGATATTTACAAGGCCACAGACAATCCGCCAACCGTGACTACAGGGGTTTTCGGTAGTGCTATCTTTACAGGATCGGCTTCTTCTATGCCAGCTGCATGGAGCAATCTCGAAGAAGTATGTCTCTTCTCTAATGGAAAAGATCAGCATCAAATAAATGCGGGAACGACTAATTATGTTAAAAAATTCATCAAATTCGATAGTGATGCTGCCCCTCCTAATGTACCCACGGATGGCTATGATTATACGCAAGAAGTAACAGATGGGGATGCGGCTACCTGTGCTGTTCTCGATTCCCTCGATACTTTAGCAAACTTTGAGTGCATTTTTATCTGTACGCCCGTACCTGCAAATAAATTGACCTGGACGTTCATCACGGGCCATGAAAACGATACCGCCGCCACGGGAACCTTGAGCTATAGGAAATCGGATAACACCTGGGAGGATACCGAGGAGATAGATGGAACCAGCAAGGGCGATACGGATACGCTCGGGCAGAATGGTTCTATGACATGGAGTCAACAGCCCGATGAAATCCCTTGTTATATGTTCGGAGTATGCGGGTTTTGGTATCAATGGAAAACGGGTACGCAGCTTGATGATGAAGTGGAAGTTTCCTCTTTGACCTATGGCACTGACGGCACGGCTGCCAAGACATTTGAATCAATAGTGAATGTATGGGCTGGCTGGCCGCCTTATGCGATCGAGGCCCGATTTCAATTAGATACAGGTGAGCCATTCGAGACCTACGGGACCGATACGATCGAGATAGATTCAATGACAACGAGTGGGAAAGTTTATTTCAATTCGTATGATCCTATTATGGGTATCTATGTAGATCCGGGAGAAACACCCAACATCACGGCGAGTACCACAGTCGATGCTATCTATGGGTGGACAGGGGCGGCTTTTGAAACAATGGGTACGATAACAGATGGCACGGCAGGGCTTTCAAAGGCGGGGTGGATAACCTGGACGCGCAATACGAACGTACAACCTTCGCAGTTCGATACTTCGAGGTACTACAGCTATTGGTATTATCTCGAAGTAGATCAGATCCTAAGTGATGATGTGATTATCAGCATAGAGACTATGCCCTATTTCGATATCAACGAAGCGGGAAAGATCGGTTATGTTAATGTGGCTTGGAAAGGCAGAGCGGTCTATAACTTTGGAGATCAATATGGATTCGTATCTGCAAAGAATAATCCACTTGTTTTGAATGGTGATGATTTCGGAATAATTGAGGCAGGCGATGGAAGATCGAATAGATGGACATGTGCAAGGCAATTCCACAATGAACTTCTCGTCTGGCAGGAAGAGAAGGGAATGGAAGGTGGATGTCTAACACTCTTTGAAGGCAATCAACCAAAGAATTTCGGTAAGCTACTTCTCTCTTCACGATTAGGATGCATGAATTCAAAAAGTGCAGTGGTAGTAGATGGCGTTTTAGTAGCGACTAAGACAGATGAAGTCGTAAAGACCATGGCTTTCTGGTTAAGTAGGTATGGAGTTCCTGCTACCGATGGGAGAACATGCACGATTATATCGGATGATATAGGTAATTATTTTGACCCGAAGAAACCTGAATGTATTCGCAAAGGATATGAAAAAGAAAACTTTCTCTTTCATGATAGTGCCGACAATGTATTACGCCTCGGATTGGTTTCAGGTGTATCGGTTCTGACAAGCACGGCAACAAGCACAACAGCTAATAAATTGAATGATACTGCGGGTGCCTTTACGACTTTAAAAGAAGTCTCAGGGCATCCAATTACTCATAAGATTGCTGTCGGAGATACGGTTTACAACACAACGGATGGAACAACGGCTTTGATCACAGCGGTAAGCAGCGCAACACAATTAACACTCGATACCGACATCATGGTTTCAGGAGAAGGCTATGAGATTTATGCGGCAGTACCTAACTTGTTTCCAGTTTTTGACCTTGTGGATAAGACATGGGGCTTTGATGTTTTGGGCCAAAATCTGTCATGCATGACAGAAGTAGAGGCGCAAAGCGGAAATATTTCTGTTCTGCAATATGCCGGGGCAACTGATGATGGAGGGGTGTACCGGCTCAATACAGGCACAAATGATGTGGATATAGCAACGGTTATTAATCCCATAGATTCTTATGGCACCATGGAGCTTGATTATGGGGGGAATTTTCTCGCACTCCGCAAGATGCTTTTGAGAGTGAAATCACAGGCTGCCGGAAATGTGATCGTAACGCCTTCCCGCAATACCAGGGAGGGAACGGCAATCAACCTTCCCATGACGGCGGAAACGACCAGTGATGCATTCAGGAGACATAAGATCGGCATGGATGTCCAAGACCCCCATATAAGCCTGAAATTCCAGAATGCCACGGCAAGCCAGGAATTACATCTCTTAGATGTGGGATATGAATTATATACAAAGGAAACGCATTGATGAAAAAAAGGGGTATCGGAAAAGTAAAAGACAATAGAAAATGGACTGAAAAGATTCTGGAATTAAAAAAAATAGGTGAAGAGCCTCCATTTAATAAGGCAGGTTTTTGGCAAGAATATGAACTGCCGGAAATCAAGATCCAGAAGGAACCCGAGAAATGAGTTGGACTGATTGTTGTACAGGGAATTGGACAGATTGTGCATTCTCTGATTGGAATGATTGTTACTGGGATCCAAAATGTGGAGCTATAGCGACTAAAGAATTAAGAGATAGAATAGCCAAAGAAAGATTTGGGATAATAGTAGACAAATCGCAAGCAAAACCATATTTCAGAAAACCGTATTATGATGGATGGAGTGGCAAGATTGGCTAAAAAATCCGATTATTATGACATGATGAATACTACTCCTGATAAAGTTGTCGCCCAAACTCTTGAAGAAAGGTATGGACAATTCGAGACTGAATCGACATTTAAAAAGCCTTATTATGATAATGAATATCCAGAGATGGAGGATTTTTATTATCCTTCAGCAGAATTTGAACCTGT